ACGAACAAGACGGTGTTAAATTCTGGAGATTTAAACACAACTACAAACAAGAAGGGATTTTTGATAAAATTATTCCGATTTATAAAGCAAAAGGTGATGTTGCTGACGGTGAAAAAGGTAGAGACCTTATTCTTGAGTTAACAAAAGCAAAAACACCAAAAGGCGCTTTCTATACGGTTATACAAACTGTAATGTATGATGACCCATCACAAGTACACGAAGACGCTGAAACTATGTCCGAATGGATTGACGATGAGTTAACTTGGAGTGATGTTTACTCAAAAAAACCAACAGAATACCTAGAAGCAATCGCTAGAGGTGAAACACCAAGATGGAGTACTGATGCTGGTAAATATGTGTATTCTGATACGTCAGAAGGCGAAATCACAATGGGTGGTTCTAAAGCCACAACAGAAACAACATATGAGGATCCACAAGTCAACGAAGAAGTTGATGAAGAATTACCATTCTAATTAAAATTTTAAAAAATCATATGGGTATATTGCTTGACAATGTGCCCATTTTTTATTATATTTAAATAAAAACATTATGGCATTAAGAAAAAAAGAATTTAAATTTGAGGACATTAAATCAAAATTCTCAAGTAAAACAAAGTATAAACCAGAAGCGTTTTATAATTGTGGTGAAGCGTTTATGGAAGCGTGTGGATTACCAGGTCCTGTAATGGGGGGTGTTAATATGCTTTTAGGTCATAGCAACGCTGGGAAAACAACCGCAATGATTTTGACAGCGGCTGACGCACAACAAAAAGGACATTTACCTGTATTTATTATTACCGAAAAAAAATGGAATTGGGAACACGCGGTAGAGTTAGGATTACAGGCGGAAAAAAATGAAGATGGTGAATGGGAGGGAATGTTCATATTTAATGATTCATTTGATTATTTAGAACAAGCAACAGACTTTATGAATGAAATTTTAGATGCTCAAGAAAAGGGGGATATACCATATAGTATTGTATTTTGTTTTGACTCAATCGGATCCATCCCATGTCAAATGACATACGAAGGAAAGGGTGGAGGCATGCATACAGCAAAAGTATTAGCAGATAAAGTCGGGATGGGACTGCACTCAAGAATTTCAAAATCAAAAAAAGAAGATTACCCATATTATAACACATTGGTCGTGGTTAATCAGCCTTGGGTTCTCCTTCCGGACAATGCATTTGGCCAACCTGAAATTAAAAGTAAGGGTGGTGAGGCAATTTGGTTAGCTAGTAGTTTAATATTTCTTTTTGGAAATCAAAAAAAATCAGGTATTAACCATATTGACGCAACAAAAAATGGTAGAAAAATTTCATTTGCAATACGAACAAAAATATCAATATTAAAAAACCACGTCAACGGATTAGGTTATAAAGATTCAAAAATTATTGCGGTTCATAATGGTTATATTCCAGACACAAAAGAATCGTTAGATAAATACAAAAAAGAATTTTCAGATTATTGGGCAACTAAAATGGGTGGTTCCGATTTTTCACTTGAAGAATCACAAAATGATGATTTTGAATAAAAAAATTCATAATAATTACACTTTTTTAAAAGTTATAGATATTTATTGATATATGGGAAGAAAAAAAATTAATGACGAGGATAAAAAAGTGAAGATTGGGGTTTCTATTGACCCCGATTTACCACAATATTTTAAGGATAAATCTATCAATCTTTCTTCCCTAGTTAATAAACTATTGAAAGATTATATTAAAAATGGAAACAAAGATTTGTAACAAGTGTAAAATTGAAAAAGAACTAATAGATTTTTATAAATCAAAATCAAGTAAAGATGGTTATAATGGGTGGTGTAAAATTTGTCTTATAGAGAAAACCAATAAATGGCGTAAAAACAATAGAGATAAACTGAATCAGTGTTCTAAAAATTGGTATCAAAATAATAAAGATAAAAAATCTGAATATTTTGAAAAATATCGTTTAGAGTCATCAGAAAAACTTAAAGAGACAGGAAGGAAGTATCGTGAAAAAAACAAAGAGATTATAAAACAAAAAAAGAAAATTTATAATGAAAATTATAAACAAAAAAGAAACGAACTTCGTAGAGAAAAATTAAAAACGGATATTTTATTCAAACTCGTGAACAGCGTCAGATCTCGGTTAAGAAAATATCTAAAAACAAAAAACATAACCAAAAAAAACACAACTTTTGAAATTGTAGGTTGTACCCCCCAGGAATTAAAAGAACATTTAGAAAAACAATTTGTTGACGGAATGGGGTGGGAAAACAGATTTGAGTGGCATATTGATCATATTATACCATTATCATCCGCTAAAACTGAGGAAGAATTATATACGTTATGTCATTATACTAACCTCCAACCACTTTGGGCTATTGACAATCTCAAAAAAAGTAACAATATTTTATAAAAAAAAACAAATGAACGATAAATTAAAAGTAATTTCACTATTTTCCGGATACGGAACACAAGAATTGGCATTAAAGTATATTGGTGTGGATTATGAAGTTATTGCAAACTGTGATAACTTTAAGGCGGCCAACGAATGTTATAACGCACTACACACAACACAAAATGGTAACTTGGGTGATATTAGACAAGTAAATGAGAATAACTTCCCTAGTTGTGATCTATTAACATACTCTTTCCCTTGTACCGACGTTTCTATTTCTGGTAAACAAGAAGGGATTAAAACGGGTACAAGAAGTGGATTATTGTTTGAGGTTGAAAGACTTTTATCTGTTAATAGACCAAAAGTTTTATTAATGGAGAACGTTAAGAACCTACTTTCAAAAAACCATTACGAAGCGTTTAAAAAACACATTTATTTTTTACGAGGACTTGGGTATTCATCTTACTGGAGACTATTAAATGGTGCTGATTTCGGTTGCCCCCAGAATAGAGAGAGGGTTTTTATGATTTCGGTATTACACGGTAATCCAGATGAGGTTAAAGAAAAGATGATGAATGTTGATCGTTATAAAAAACCGAGAGTACCAATGTTGTCATTTATTGAACAAACCGAAGATGAATCGTTGTTTGTTGATTGTCCATTCACCTTACACGAAGCAAAACAAAATACTGTTTGTAAATTGGTTGCAAGGAGAGATGACATTAACTATGATCAAATGAGACGTATTTATTCGTTGGACGCTTGTTCACCTTGTTTAACAACTAGTGGGTCACCACAAATTATGACACCAGATGGTAGGGTACGAACACTTACCGCAAGAGAGGGTTATAGATTTATGGGTGTTAAAGATTCTGATATTGACGTTATGTTAACAACATCATTATCAAATAGGGCTCACATTTCATTGGCTGGTAATTCTATATGTGTTCCAGTTATGGAAGCAATATTTAGTGAGTTTTTCACTGATTATATTAAAGAACCTACAATGTCAAATCCCCTTAATGAAGTAACAAATGTCTAAGACCTTATTGGTTGACGGCAATAACCTACTGAAGATCGGAATACACGGTGTTAAAGACTTTTTTAATAATGGTGTACACGTTGGTGGTATTTGGCATTTTATTAATACGTTAAGAAAGTTCTTAGAAGAAAACAATTATAATAAGATTGTTGTTTGTTGGGACAGTGAAACTGGATCCTCAGAGAGACGTTCGTTTTACCCCAAATACAAACTTAATCGGAAACAAAAGGGTGAAGGGGATCAAGACATTGAACATTCCTTTACACGTCAGAAAAACAGGGTAAAAGAATACCTTGAGGAAATGTTTGTTAGGCAGTTAGAGGTTGAAAATTCTGAAGCGGATGATTTAATCGCTTATTATTGTCAGATATCCCAGGATGAAGAAAAGACAATATTTTCATCTGATAGAGATTTGACACAATTAATATCTGATAAGGTGAGAATTTATTCACCACAACAAAAAAGATATTATAATAATGGTGATAAGATTAAAATATATGAGGCCGAAATTCCCCACTATAACGTTAAGACCTATAAGATATTAACTGGGGATAGTTCAGATAATATTGATGGTATTTTTTATTTAGGTGAAAAAACATTTCTTAAATTTTTCCCTGAGATACTTGACACAGAAGTAAATTATACCGATATTTTAATAAAGACCGAAGAATTATTAAAGGAAAAAAAGAATTCCACTTTACAAAACCTTTTAAGTGGAAGAACTAAGGATGGTATATTTGGAAATGAGTTCTTTGTTGTAAATGAGAAATTGGTGGATTTGGATAACCCATTAATTTCAGATGAGGGGAAAGAATTGGTTAAGTTGTATTATTCCGAAACGTTGGATCCAGACGGTAGAGGACATAGAAACTTAATTAGGATGATGATGGACGACGGATTCTTCAAGTACTTACCCAAAGGTGATGACGCTTGGGTAAATTTTTTAAAACCATTTTTAAAGTTATCAAGAAAAGAAAAAACAAATTTTAGAAACAGAACAAAAAAGTAAAAAAATGAGAGAACAAGATGTAACAAAAATAGAATTTTTGTTAACGTGTAACGATAACATTGTCGTACAACGATTTTTTAATGTTAAGGGTTATAATAAAACTGCCCACAAATCAGAAGAGTTTTATGATTATATTAGAATGTTTTGTAATGATTTACAAAGTAATTTAAAAATGCGAACTGTCGTATATATGTTGGAAAACAAATATGAGATTGGTGAAAACCCGGACGTGTTAAATACGTCAATTACTGAGGGTGATGAAAATTTTAATTTATTTATTAAGGTGGATAATATGACAATTTGTCATAGGGTTTTTGATGCGAAAGTATACCCACCAAAGGTAAGATATACCGTAGACCTACGCCCAAGGTTAAAAACAATACTTACCGAGTTAACTGACATTTTTTCAGGTAAAAATTTTAATTATTTCTATCCACAATTTATCTAACATTAGTAGTATTTATCATTACTAACAGAAAGAAAAACTATGGCGACAAACAAAAACTTTGAATATCTTGGAAACAATTTCCAAATCCAGTTACTTAACCAAATCGTATTAGATAAGGAATTTTCACATTCAATTGTGGAGGTGATTGAAAACAACTATTTTGAAAACAAATACTTTAAAATCATTATACAAATGATTAAAGAGTATCATAAAAAATATGATCACACACCATCATTTGACACACTAGAACAGGTGGCTAAGTCTGAATTACAACAAGAAACGGCGATTAAAGTTGTTCTTGATACGATTAAGAAAATTAAAAATGCACCAATTGAGGGTGCCGATTTTGTACAAGAAAAAGCGTTGAAATTTTGTAAACAACAAGAGTTACAACGTGTTATGAAACAAGCACAAAAGATTATTGATGGTGGTGAGTTTGAAAACTACGACACACTAGAGGAAATGGTTAGAGAAGCGTTGATGGTTGGGTCAAAAGATACAACTATGATGAACGTCTTTTCAAATCTAGACCAAGTGTTAGATGAAGACTATAGACATCCAATACCAATGGGAATACCAGGTATTGATAGACTATTAAAAGGTGGTTTAGCAAAAGGTGAATTGGGGGTTATCTTGGCACCAACAGGTGTGGGTAAATCAACGATATTAACTAAAATTGCGAACCATGGGTATAACTTAGGGTTCAATGTTTTACAAATCTTTTTTGAGGATAACCCACAGATTATACAACGAAAACACTTTACACTTTGGACAAAGATACATCCAGATGAGTTATCAGACAAAAAAGACGAAGTAATAGCAAGGGTTAAGGAAATTGAAACCACAATGCCAAACCAACTAATCTTAAAGAAAATACCTTCGGATACTGTAACAATGAATCAAATCAAAAACGAGGTTAGAAAATTGATCGCTGACGGAACTAAGATTGATATGATTGTCTTGGACTACATTGATTGTGTATTACCAAACAAAGACCTTGGTAACGAATGGAAAAGTGAAGGATCCGTTATGAGAGCATACGAAGCAATGTGTCACGAATTAAATCTTGTGGGGTGGACCGCTGTCCAAGGTTCGAGGGCCAGCATCTCTTCTGAAATTGTCACAACAGACCAGATGGGTGGTTCAATTAAGAAAGCACAAGTAGGTCACGTTATTATATCTATAGCAAAAACACTACAACAAAAAGAGATGAAGTTAGCAACAATCGCAATTACCAAATCCAGAATCGGAGATGACGGTGTCGTATTTGAAAATTGTAAATTTGATAATGGTATGATTGAAATTGATACAGAATCAACAACAACATTCCTTGGGGTTGAAGAACAAAAAGAAGAACGACAACGACAAAGAGTTAAGGAATTGTTGGAAAGAAGAAAAGAAAGAGAAGGTAAATAATTAAAATAATTAAAATAAAGAATATGGAAAAAATACTAGTAGAAAACCCAAACCGATTTGTGATTTTCCCAATTGAACATAATGACATTTGGGATTATTATAAACAACATCAAGCAGCTTTCTGGACGGCAGAAGAAGTTGATTTAACAAATGACATTAGAGACTGGGAAGGTTTAACGGAAAATGAAAAATATTTCATTAAAAATGTATTATCATTTTTTGCGGCATCAGATGGTATTGTCAATGAGAATTTAGCGGAAAACTTTTATAGAGAGGTACAATATCCTGAAGCAAAATTCTTTTATGGGTTTCAGTTGGCAATGGAAAACATTCACTCATTAATGTATTCGTTGTTGATTGATACGTACATTACAGATCAAAAAGAAAAGGACGAATGTTTTAACGCAATTGATAGATTACCAGCGGTACAAAAAAAGGCAAAATGGGCTTTAGAATGGATTGAAAATGCGTCGTTCGCGGAACGTTTAGTGGCGTTCGCGGCGGTTGAGGGTATATTCTTCTCAGGTTCGTTCTGTTCTATCTTCTGGTTAAAATCTAGGGGTATTATGCAAGGTTTATGTAATGCTAACACATTGATTTTTAAAGATGAAAACTTACATTGTGATTTTGCAATTCATTTATTAAATAACCATTTAGAAAATAAACCATCAGAAGACCGAATTAAAGAAATTTTATTATCGGCACTTGAGATTGAAAAAGAATTTATAACAGAATCATTATCGGTATCGTTAATTGGGATGAACTCAAACTTAATGAAACAATACCTTGAGTTTGTTGTTGATGGGTTACTACTTAAATTTGGTTGTAGTAAACACTTCAATGTTGAACAACCGTTTAAATTTATGGAACAAATTGCTCTTGAAACAAAAGGTAATTTCTTTGAATCAAGAACAATGGAATATCAAAAAGCCAAATTAAACGAAACTATAACATTCACGGAAGATTTTTAAAATATAAGTTATGTCACTAAAAATAATTAAACGAGATGGGGATATCGTATCATTTAATCCCCAAAAAATATACAACAGAGTTAAAAAATCAGCTAAAGGGTTAAATGTTAACTCTGATGAAATCTTTATTAAAGTAATTACATCTGTACCAACGGAGGGTGAAGTAACAACAAAAGAGTTGGACAAGTTGGTATATGAGATTGCTGCGGCGTATACAGGTAGTCACCACGACTACTCAAGGTTAGCGGCAACGGTTGCAATATCATCATATCACAAAGAAACAAACCCTAGTTTTACACAAACAATGTTTGAACTTTATGAAGAAGGTATCATTAATGATATACTAATTGAAACAATTAAAAGGTATGGTGAAGAAAATATTGATGCGGTAATTGAACACGAAAACGATTATAACTTTGATTATTTCGCTTGGAGATCGTTACAGGAAATGTATTTATTAAAGAAATCAAATGGTAAAACGATTGAAAGACCTCAACATATGTATATGCGTGTTGCCTTATGGACAACAAATACTCTTGAAGAGGCTGTTGATTATTATAAATCATTATCAAAACAGTTAATCTCCAAGGCAACACCAATTATGATTAATTCTGGAACAAAAGTTCCTCAATTAGCGTCGTGTGTATTACATTATAATAATGCGGATTCAAGACAAGGTCTTTTGGATACATTAACAGATATCTCAACGTTTTCATCTGATGCCGCGGGGATTGGATTGGCAATGTCTAATATCCGAAGTAAAGAAAGTAGAATATCAACATCTGGTGGTTATGCTGGTGGTTTATTAAAATACCTTAAAATCGTTAATGAATCGTTAAGATTTTTTAACCAACAAGGTCGTAGACCAGGATCCGCGGCAATTTATTTAGAACCTTGGCATAAAGACATTATTGATTTATTGGAAATCAAGAAAAACACAGGTGCTGAAGAACTAAGAGCCCGTGATTTATTCACAGCACTTTGGATACCAGATAATTTTATGGAAGCCGTTAAGAATAATGGTGATTGGTATCTATTTTGTCCAAGTGATATTATTAAATCTGGTATAAAACCATTACAAGACTGTTATGGTGATGAATACGAAGCAAACTATAATAAAGCGGTTAGTTTAGGTTTAGGTAAAAAAGTTAAAGCACAAGATATATGGTCAAAAATTATTGAATCACAAGTTGAAACTGGAATTCCTTATTTATGTGCTAAGGACAGTGCTAACAAAAAAACCAATCATCAAAACATTGGCGTTCTTAAACAGTCCAATCTCTGTTCCGAAATTTTTCAAGCGACGGATGAGGGAACCACCGCGATTTGTTCCTTATCATCAATAGTAATAAAGAATTTTATACAAGGTGGTAAATTTAACCACGAGTTATTATTCCAAGAGGTTAGAAAGGTCGTGAGATCACTAAATAAAGTGATTGACATAAACAACTACTCAACCGAAAAAGGTAGAAAAGGTGGATTAGAACAACGAGCAATCGCTATTGGTGTACAAGGTTTGGCGGACGTGTTTTATATTATGGATTATATTTTTACCTCAGAAGAAGCAAAACGACTTAATAAAGAAATATTTGAAACGATATACTACGGTGCGATTTACGAAAGTAATCAACTATGTATTGATGGTAAATATAAACCATATGATTATTTTGATGGTTCACCGATGTCACAAGGTGTGTTTCAATTTGATATGTGGGGATTAAATGAGTCTAGGTTATCTGGGATGTGGGATTGGTCAACATTAAAAGAAAACATTATTAAACACGGTATTTGTAATTCACTATTTACTGCTCAGATGCCCGTAGCATCCTCAGCAAAAATTACTGGGTCATATGAAATGACAGAACCGGCACATTCCGCAATTTTTAATAGACGTGTTGTTGGTGGTGAAATTATGATTGTTAACAAGTATTTAATTAATGATTTTGAAAAACTTGGAATATGGTGTGAGGATTTAAAAAATGAGATCATTATGAATGAGGGTTCAATCCAAAAGATTAATTTTAATAATTACCTTGATCCAGAAGACAAAAATTACACTAAGAAAGTAAAAAGAATTGAACATTTAATACCAAAATATAAAACAATCTGGGAGATATCACAAAAACAACTTATAGATATGGCAACAGATAGAGCACCATTTATTGATCAATCACAGTCTATGAACATCTATATGGTAGATCCAACACTATCAAAAATCACATCATCACATTTCCATTCTTGGGAAAGTGGTTTAAAGACGTTGTGTTACTATGTTAGAACAAAAGCAATATCAACAGGTGCAAAACATTTGGCTATGGACATCTCAAAAAAGGGAATACCAAAACAGGAACAACCAAAAATTAATTATTCGGATATGAATTTACCACCAAAACCCGAAAATTCTGATTTTGAATGTTTTGGATGTTCATCATAAAATATAAAAAACCACTAATTAGTGGTTTTTTTTGTTATAACGATATATTTATAAATAAAAAATTATGAAATTAATTATTACAGAAGAAGAAAAAAATAGAATACTTGGAATGCACCAATCAGCAACCTCAAGACAGTATTTAAAGGAACAAACCGAATCACAAGTGAGTGATAGTGTCGGTGCTTATAATTATTTTATAGGTATTGTTAATAAAACTAAAACATTAAAAAAAGGTACATCTTGGCTTGGTAAAAACACTTATTGGGTTGTGACATCAGATTGGAATGTGAGTCAATCTGGTGTTATAGAGGGAAATAGGTCAGACATTCTTATGAGAGGAATAACAAAAAGAAATGGACTTTATTTTGATGTCTCAAATAACGAAGAATCGATGTTATTTAATTTGGCAAAGACAAATGCACGTTCATTTTTAGAAGTACTGAACGGAAATGAACTAGAAAAATGGTTACCAAACACACAAACATTAAAATCACAAATTACCGGTACTCCAGGTGGAAATATGGGACTTGTAGGTGGTTTAACAAATTTTAAATCAATGGTTAAAAATTTACCAAATATGAGTCTTTTATTAACAAATTATGTGAATGCGTCAGCAAAACCTGGGTTTAAAAATATGGTACCACAAGATCAAATGGATTTATACACAACATCCGCAACATCTGTTAAACCAGCAACACCAACAAAACCATAATAAAAAATTATGAAAAAATTTTTAATAACAGAAGAAGAAAAATCAAGAATACTTGGAATGCACAAAAGTGCAATAGCTAGAGAATTTTTAGGTGAACAAGCAACACCAGCACCAGCAACACCAGCACCAGTAGCGGCAGGTACACAACCAACACAACCAGCACCAGTAGCGGCGGGTACACAACCAGCGACACAACCGAATCCAACATTAGATCGGTTGAATCAACTTATGGGTACTTCGTTACCTCAAAACGCAAGAAACGAAGATGTTATTAATGCGTATAAAACATATTTGGGTACTGATATTAATGGTATGGTTGGTAAAACTATTGTTGTGTTTAAAAATCCTAATGTAACAAGCCCAACAATTTTAGGTTCTACAATTGCTTCTGAATATGTTATTGGATCAATATACTTTAATGGTGTTAACACAGTTTGGGTTTGGAAGACACCAATTAAAACTAACTTTAACGAAAGTGACCAAGAGAATAATTACACTGTTACAGATGGTGTTAACGCAATAAGAAAGGGTGTAAGTTTATTCACATTACAAGGTGGTGCAGTTACAGACTTACAAAACATTAGTTTAGTAAAACAAAAACTAACACCACTTGTTGGTACTTTTGGTATGGTAGCAAAAAATCAGACACAATACTCAAGTTGGATAACTAAAGCGAACCCACAAAACACTGATACAGGGTTTTTTACGATTACACCACCTATTGCCGGTACTGGTCCACAATTATCATCAACGATTACACCGATTGTGGCAACACCAGCAACACCAACTAAACCATAAAAATAAACAACAATATATTTATAAATAAAAAAAAATGAAAAAGATAATTAGATTAACAGAATCAGATCTTACAAGAATTGTAAGACGTGTGATTAAAGAACAATATTTAAATGAACAAGACGACTCAAGCGTTGTGTTAACACTTTCATTTAATTTAAAGTATAATATTGACCCAACAACAAAACAAAAATACTATATTGGTCATGTGTATTATACTATGCCAATTAATACAACAGGGCCCCAATCAACCAATCCAGAACATAAAGGAAATTTATACGCTGGTATTGATACTATAGTTATAAATGGACAATCATATAAACCTACTAAGGAAACTCTATCCTCAACAAATGTTACGGGATATTTCCCAGTTGATGTTAAAATAATAACCCAAAATCTTATTCCTTACGTCGGGAAAGGAGAACAAACAAACGTTAAAAACATTACCGCAGTTCCAAAAATGAAAACGGCTGACGGTACAATTGTTGGGAGTAGTACACCACATAATGTTCATTTAACTGTGACGGAACAACAAGGTGGTAGACCAGCAACACCAACAAAACCATAATAAAAAAAACCCATCAAAAGATGGGTTTTTCATTTTATGAACCTTTTACAATAATAAAATCCGAGAATTTAGTTAACTCAATAAAATTATCTGTGTTTGAGAACCAGGTTACTTGTTCGTTATTTATATCAGTATTAATAACCATCCAAATGTTATATCCATCTATTAAAAACTTAACTAAGATAACACCATCTTTATCATCAAAGGTAATTTCACCCTCATTCACAACAACGTTGTTTTTGATGTGTGTGTATGACTTGTTTGTTAGATCAATATCATACAAACTATTAACTTCCCTAGTCTCAAAGATAAGGTTCGTGTCTTTTAAAAAATTTGTTACACTTGTGTCGTAACCATAGGTATCCATAACCTCAGATACTTTAATTTTAATCACTTGTGAATTAACAAAAGTTGTAAATAATAAACATAAACTAAAAATAATTGTTTTCATAATGTTTGGGTTTTAAATTATTAATACCTCAAAGATATATATTTTACTAAAACAAACTTAAATTTTAACATTTTTTAACAATTTGTCTTTTATATAAATATTTGAATATCTTGTAGAACACAACATAACCGTTTCTTTTTTGTTTATATAAAACAACCAACCATTATATTTATTAAATATGGCAAATGGTGTAACATATGGGATAAATTTTCCTTTTAGAGAATCTTTTAATGGTCGTTATTTAGATTTATCTGACACGACTGATGAAGAAATTAGAACTGATTTAGTACATTTATTATTGTCTAGAAAAGGAACAAGATATTTTTTACCTGATTTTGGTACGAGATTGTATGAATATATTTTTGAACCATTAGACGGACCAACATTTGCTGACGTTGAGTCTGAAATCAGAGACTCTGTTGAGAAGTACATACCAGGCATCCAAATCTTAAATATTGAAATTAAAGACGCTTCTGAAGGTGAGGAAAACAAAGGGACGTTTATTAATTCACAAGGTGAACGAGAATTTACCGTACAAGGTATTGGTGAAAAAGAACATACAGCAAAAATAAAAATAAATTATAGGATAACAAATCAAGCGTTTGAAAGTACTGATTTTGTTATTATTAATATTTAATAATATGGCAGAGAAAAAAATTTCATATACAGCTAGGGATTTTCAAACGATTAGAACGGAATTAATAAATTTTACACGAACGTATTATCCAGATTTAATCCAGAACTTTAATGATGCTGGTGTTTTTTCTGTTTTAATGGATTTGAACGCGGCGGTAACGGACAATTTACAATTCCAGATAGATAGAAGTATCCAAGAGACCGTATTACAATACGCACAACAAAAATCGTCAATTTATAATATTGCAAGAACATATGGATTAAAAATTCCTGGTCAACGACCTTCCGTTGCGTTAGTTGATTTTTCAATTACAGTACCAGCGTTTGGTGATAAAGAAGATTTGAGATATTGTGGTATATTAAGACGTGGATCACAAGTATCTGGTGCTGGACAACCATTTGAAACTGTTTATGATATTGATTTTGCTTCACCACTAAATGCTGAAGGATCACCAAATAGACTTAAAGTACCAAACTTTGATTCAAATGGTAAGATTTTAAATTATACAATAACAAAAAGAGAAGTTGTTGTTAATGGAACAACAAAGGTGTTTAAGAGAGTTATCACACCAAACGACGTAAAACCTTATTTTGAATTATTCTTACCAGAAAAAAATGTTTTGGGAATTACAAGTGTTTTATTAAAAGATGGTACACAATACACTACAATACCTGAACCTCAAGAATTTCTTGGATTGGACAATAGATGGTATGAGGTTAAAGCGTTGGCTGAAGACCGAGTATTCATTGAAGACCCAACAAAGGTTTCAGATCAACCTGGTGTTAAAGTAGGTAAATATATTACAACAAATACTAAATTTATTAGTGAATACACACCAGAGGGTTATCTAAAAATGACGTTTGGTGGTGGTAATGTTTCGGCCGAAGAACAATTACGGGAATTTGCAAGAACAGGAAACTCGTTTGATTTAAACAAATACTCAAACAACTTAGCATTAGGTGCGGCACTGAAGTCAAACTCTACTTTGTTTATACAATACAGAATAGGTGGTGGACAATCAACAAACCTTGGATCAAATGTAATCACACAGATTGGTACCGTTTCATTTTTTGTCAATGGACCATCAGAAACGATTAATAAAAGTGTTATTAATACATTAAGATGTAATAACGTGACCGCTGCGATAGGTGGGGCGAACGCACCAACAACTGAAGATGTGAGACAGATGGTTTCGTTTAATTTTGCGGCACAAAATAGAGCGGTAACAATTAATGACTATGAATCAATAATAAAAACAATGCCGTCACAATTTGGTGCTCCAGCAAAAGTTGCGATAACTGAAGAAAACAATAAGATAAAAGTTAAAATGTTGTCTTATGATAGTAATGGTAATTTAACCGACACTATATCAAACACACTAAAAAGTAATTTATCAAATTATTTATCAAACTATAGAATGATAAATGATTATATCTCAATTGAGAGTGCAAACCCAATTGATTTATCTGTTGATGTTGATGTTGTATTAGATGCAACACAAAACCAAGGTGCTATCATATCAAAATTAATTAATATTGTAACAACATTCTTTAGTCCAACAAATAGACAATTAGGACAAAACGTTAACGTATCTGAATTAAGAAGAATAATCCAGAACGAAAATGGAATTGTAAGTATTTCGGATTTAAGGTTTTTTAATAAGGTTGGGGGACAATATTCGTCATATCAGACATCACAAAGATATTCGGATTTATTAACAAAACAAATTGAATTAATAAATGATACGATATTTGCTGAACCAACACAAACTTATCAAGTTAGGTTTCCGAATAAAGACATTAACGTTAGGGTGATAAACTTAAAAACTGTGAATTTTTCATAATATTTATTGATATGAAAATACTAATAACCGAAAATCAATATAAATTAATTAAAGAAAATATATCTTTAAAAGAAAAATTAAAGGACTTAATCAAAAAGGTTGGTTTTGAGTCTGTAACAAAGATTGTTGGATCCTTGGATAAAACGTTTGAGATCTTTGACATCAAAGAACCGATGGATTTCTTAAATTTATTTAATGATCTAGAATCTGTTCAGAGTGAGGAATATGGTGATTATATGTTATATCGTTATAAAAAAGGACATAATTTTATGATTTACGATAGAGAAAATGAGGTTGTTTATATCCATCATGATGAAATCTGGTCATTTTTGGAAGACAAATTTGGTCTTAACTACTCTGAAACACAGGAACTTACAAAGAGATGGTTGGATGAGGCCTACAATTTAAGGGGAGTCACACCAAAAGGGCCTTATTCGTTCTAGAGAAAAAGGTTGGATGAGGTCTACAATTTAAGGGGTGTCACCGTCTATTGTAATATTTCCACAAAAATGTCTTTTTTGTGGAAAAAACACAAACTTTTACTTTTTCACAAATAAGATTATTCTTTGAAAATAGGAAATAAACTATTTATCAAAAAAGAAGGAATTAATGCCCAAGTCATATAGAATAAGAACCGAGATTGGTCAAGACAAGTACGTAAATGTCAAATTAGAACAAGATTTTGAACAATTAGAAATATTATCACTTAAAATAAACGAATCTGATATATACACTAGAGTTTGTTCGGATTATGGTGTTATTGTTGGTCGTGTTTTGGTTAATGGTGGGTTTGGAGTACCAAACGCAAAAGTATCGGTTTTTATACCGTTATCAGATGAGGATGAGTTAAACCCATTGATTTCTGAATTATACCCATATAAAAATTTAACTGATTTAAATGAAGATGGTTATAGATATAATTTATTACCAAAAGACCCCTCTTATACAACACATGCAGCAACAGGGACGTTTCCAACAAGGGATGAAGTTCTGTTAGACCAATCGTACATTGAGGTGTATGACAAATATTATAAATTTACGGTTAAAACAAATGAAAGTGGTGACTATATGATATTTGGTGTTCCAACGGGAACTCAAACAATTGTTATGGATGTTGATTTATCTGACATAGGTTGTTTTTCATTAACACCACAAGATTTAATTGACTCTGGCGTTGCCAACCCATCACAAGTTAATGGAAACACTTTTAAAACCTCAACAAATTTAAATGAGTTACCACAAATTAAAACTTTAAATAAGA